CACAAGGCTGCTGAAGACTACGTGGCCAAGGGCACGCCTATCGAGCCCAAGTTTCATCCCATGAAGGCCGTGGCCGAGGTGCTGAACGCCATGCCCGGGGAGAAGTTCCCTGAAATGCGGATGGGCATCAAGAAGGTAGACGGCGGCTACGAGCCTTCTTCGTTTACTGCATCGGACGTGTGGTGGCGGGGCATCGCCGACCTTGTCATCATCAATGGCGAGAAAGCCAAGCTGGTGGACTACAAGACCGGCAAGAACGCCAAATACGCCGACGTGAAACAGCTGGACCTTATGGCTGGTGCCCTGTTCGTGCTGAGACCGGAACTGAAGGTGGTCAAGTCAGCTCTGGCCTTCGTTGTGTCCAACGACTTTATCAGCAAGGACCACACTGCCGACCTGCGGGACAGCTACCTGAGTGTGTTTGACAAAGACCTCGACGCGCTGGAAACGGCACACCAAAGTGGTGTATGGAACCCTATCTCGGGTCCGCTGTGCGGGTGGTGTCCCGTGACCAGCTGCCCTCACTACAAAGAGAGGTACTAAGGTGCCCTACAAGGACAAGAACGACCGCGACTACAAGGGCGAGCAGCAATACGACGGTCGCCCCGACGTGAAAAAGAAACGCGCACTGCGTAACGCAGCCCGCCGCACCATGGAAAAGGCTGGCAAAGTCAAAAAAGGTGACGGCAAGGACGTGGACCACGTGGTAGAACTGTCGCGTGGCGGGACCAACAACAAGGGCAACCTCAAGGCTGTGCCCGCTGCAGCCAACCGGTCCTTCAAACGCAACAAGGACCACTCCAGAAAATAAGCGTACCCGGGCTGTCGGGTTAAGTTTCAATATAGAAACGCGAGCATATGCAGATCGTCGAGAACAAGGTCTTGGTCGTATCGACCAAGCAGCCGCACCTCATTACTGAGGCTATACCCAAGAGCAAGGTCATCAACCGGGACAAGGACGACTACGAAGTCGCTGTCCACTGGGGCCTTACTGAAGCCCAAGCCCTGACCAGCCTGAAGTTCCCGGCCCCGTCGCCCATGTCGCGGGACTATAAGTGGACTGGCAAGCTCTCACCATTTTCGCACCAGAAGGAAACTGCAAACTTTCTGACGCTGAACCAGAAGGCCCTGTGCCTTAGCCAAGCGGGCACGGGTAAGACCGCCTCTGTCATCTGGGCTGCCGACTATCTCATGAAAATGGGCAAGGTGAAGCGCGTGCTGGTGGTCTGCCCGCTGTCGATCATGAAGTCCGCATGGCAGGAAGACCTGTTCAAGTTTGCCATGCACCGTAGTTGTGCAGTGGCGCACGGGTCGGCGGCAGCCCGGTCCAAGGTCATCAAGAGCGGAGCCGAGTTCGTTATCATCAACTACGACGGGCTGGAGGTGGTCAAGCAGGAGATCATGGATGGGGGCTTTGACCTTGTCGTTGCTGACGAGGCTACCGCCCTGAAGAACCCCATGACCCGCAGGTGGAAGATGTTCAAGGCGGTGTCGGCTAGCTCGCCGTGGCTCTGGTTGCTGACGGGCACACCGGCTGCGCAGTCTCCTGTAGATGCGTTTGGCCTAGCCAAGCTGGTCAACCCGAGCATGGCGTCGATGTACTTCGGCCAGTTCCGCGACAAGGTCATGTATAAGCTGTCGCAGTTCACGTGGGCACCACGACCGGACTCCAAGGAGATTGTGCACCAAGCCCTGCAGCCAGCCATCCGGTTCGAGAAGAAGGACTGTCTGGACCTGCCAGAGGTCATGCACGTCGACCGCCACGTGCCGCTTACTGCACAACAGAAAAAATACTACGGAGCCCTGCGCACCTCGATGCGGGTAAGTGCTGCGGGCGAAACCATCACGGCAGTAAACGCGGCGGTGAAGCTGAACAAGCTGCTGCAGATATCCTGCGGGTCTGTGTACGACGACACCAGAGGCGTGATTGAGTTCGACGTCAGCAACCGCATCAACGTAGTCCTCGAAGTTATCGAAGAAGCATCCAACAAGGTGCTTATCTTTGTACCGTTTACCCACACCATAGAACTGCTACAGAAAACTCTGGACAAACATAATATCACCAACGCAGTGCTTAGCGGCAGCGTGTCGCTGAACAAGCGCAGCGAAGCGGTGAAGGCCTTTCAGGAAACACCGGACCCCCGTGTCCTCATCATCCAGCCGCAAGCGGCGGCGCACGGTCTGACCCTGACGGCAGCGGACACCATCATCTGGTATGCGCCAGTGACCAGCGTGGAGACCTACCTACAAGCCAACGCCCGCAACGACAGGCCCGGGCAGCGCAATCCCATGACGGTTGTGCATATCACCGGCAGCGAGGTGGAGACTAAAATCTACAGCATGCTGCGCAGCAAGGTGTCCAACCACACCAAACTGGTTGACCTCTACCGCAATGAAATAGACAGTTGACTATGTCTAAAACCCTCCGTATTGTGAGGGCATAAAGGAGCACCACATGACAAAGATATACCTATCCGTATCCGCCGACGAAGACACTGGCGAAGCCGGGCTAACCAAGGGAACCAAGCTCCAGCTGGAAACCCTTATAACCTTGAACCCGCTGTTTGCCGCAGACATCCTGAAAGACTGCGTCCACGACTTCAGCGAGCTTTATGAACGCGCGGTGGAAGCGATGAACCGCGAGTTTGCGGCGCGCCGCGAGTTTGCTGCTAAGCAAGGGGTGGCGAGCGATGACTGACACACCGAAGCTGGACGAACTCGTCGCGGAATATCTCGTTCTGCGCAACGCCATCCAAGAAAAGGAAGTCGCCCACAAGGAGGAGATCGCCTCCCTCAAGGAACCTTTCGACCGCATCAGCATGCAAATACTGGAGCGGTGCAACGAACAGAACGCGGACAGCATCCGTACCCCCGCTGGCACCATCAGCCGCAGGGTGAGCACGCGCTACTGGACCACGGACTGGGAGACGATGTACGACTTTATCAACAAGAACGCTGCGCCCTTCCTGCTGGAGCAGCGCATTCACAACACCAACATGCGGCAGTTCATCCAAGATAACCCGGATGCCTACCCGGCAGGGCTGCAAGCCGACAACCGCTACACCATTCAAGTTCGTCGCCCGACGAACACCTAGGGAAATACCTATGACCAACCTCACCATCTTCAAAGACAGCAACGCTGTTTCCACTGGCCGGGGCCGCGAGAGTGCGCTTAGCCAAACCCTCAACAGTGGTGGTGGCACCTACCGCCGCATCCAGACCAGCAACACCGGCACGTTCAAGCGGCTGGTAAACGGCGAACAGATCGGCAATGCCAAGCGGGGTGACCTCGACGTCGTCATCGTCGGTGCGCTGCCCAAGGTGTCGCGCCTGTTCTACTCCGGCACGTATGACCCCAACGCAGAAGCCGAAGCGCCCGTCTGCTGGTCCAACCTTGGCGACGTGCCGGACCCGAAAGCTTCTGAACCACAAGCAAAATCGTGCGCTGTGTGCCCGAAGAACATCAAGGGTTCCGGCGCTATGAACACCCGCGCTTGCCGCTACCAGCGGCGTCTGGCTGTGCTGCTGGCCGGGGACGACAGCGGTGACATCTACCAGATCAACATCCCGTCCAAGTCGCTGTTCGGCAAGGGTGTCGGCAACGTGCATCCGTTCGAGAGCTACGTCAGCTACCTGCGCGCACACAACGAAATGGTGGACACGGTAGTCACCAACGTCAGCTACGACCCGGAGGCAGCCAACATGGAGTTGCGCTTCACGCCGTTGCGCGGGCTGAACGACGACGAGTATTCGCTTGTTGTGCAGTCACAGGCCCAGCCTGAAGCTACGAACTACACCAAGATCACGCTGTTCGAGAAGAAGGGAGAAGCGGCGGAAGCTTCGCCAACCTATAAACTTCTGGGCCGAGAAGAAATCTTGGGGAAAGACGCGCCGGTGGTGAAGTCGTACGCCGAGCCGGACGACGAGGAAGAAGTCGTGGCCGAAGTGGCTGAGCCTACCAAGCGGGCCAGCACCAAACAACAAACCACCGAACGCCCCGACCCTGCTTCCTTGGCAGCCAAGGTGTCCGACCTCTGGGGAGACGAATAAACATGCCCGTAGGCTACAGTGTCCAAACCCTGAAAGATAACGCGGCTGCGGACGCTGGACGCCTTGGCGTGCGGCTGGGACGCCTGTGTATTGACAAGAATATCTCGGTCGCCGAGGTTGCCGAAGCAATGCAGGTGTCCCGCCAGACGGTGTACAACTGGTTCCGTGGTACGAAGTCCCCCTGCGCGGGGGACCGGGCTGAAATGGTCGAAGCCTACATCGCCCGCATCAGCCAGTAGCGAGAGCTACCTAGTTTAATGAATGGTGACTAACGGCCCCTCCGGGGGCATAGCTTTCTGCTGCCTGAAACCCGGACCCCATGGAACCTTTTGACCTCATAAGCGCTATTCATCCCCCCGGCGGGTGGATTGCCTTGTGCGGCATCAAGGGCGGTAGCGGGGTACAACACAAGTGGTTCGAGACCCCTGCAGAAATGCAGGAGCAGATCGAACTGTGGAAGCCGACACACGACCTCTACTTCGGGGTATCCAGCTTCAGCCAGTCAGGGTCACGCGTAAAAGACCGGGTGGCCAGCATCAAAGCCTTCTGGCTGGACCTAGACTGCGGACCAGAAAAGGGCGCTATCCCGGCTAACGGGACACCCAAGGGCTACCTGACAAAGCGGCTGGCTGCAGAGGCGCTGGAGAAGTTCCGCGCTGAGATAGGTCTGCCCATGCCTACGCTGGTGGACACAGGCGGCGGCATCCACGTTTACTGGATACTGGAAGAAGCCATATCCCGCGAACAGTGGGAAGAGACCGCCGCCAAGCTCAAGGCGCTATGTGTAGAACGCAAGCTGTATGTAGACCCGGCGGTGTTCGAGGTGTCCCGCATCATGCGGCTGCCGGGCACGTTCAACTACAAAAAGGACGAACCACGCCCGACCATGCTGAAGGCGGTAGGGCCAACGACAACCTACGAAGCCTTCTGCGCTTTGCTGGGAACCAAGCCAGCGCAGCCCAAACCGGTGGTGGAGACCAAGCGCCAGTCAGCTTTGAGCGCTGTGTTTGACGAGAGCAAAGACTTCCCGGCCTCCAGCTTTGCCAAGATAGCCGCGCAATGCAGGCAGCTACAGAAGTGTGTAGATGGCGCAGCGACCCTTGAAGAACCCATGTGGCGGGCGGCGCTTAGCGTAGCGACCCTGTGCGTGGACCGGGAAGAAGCCCTCGCCGCTGTGTCTGCGGAGCACGCGGACTACGACCCTGTTAAGACAGAGAAAAAGGCTGCCGCTACTGGCGGCGCGTACTCCTGCAAAGTGATCGAGGGCCTGAACCCCGGCGGCTGCGACGGGTGCCC